CACTAATTTTTTGGCCTTGAAAAGTCCAAATATCTAATGTGTCAAGTCCTCCAACGTCTGGAGGGGCAATATAATCTGCGTCTTCTTCCAGAAGGGAGCTATATTGTTTAAACCAATCTTTTACTGATTGTCCACCATCTCCATTGAAAATGGATTTATTTGAGTTTTCTTGAATAAAGTTTGTTGCCAAATATGAGTATGCCTGAGCAGATTCTGAGCTTGCGTTCAATCCAGCTGTTAATAAATCAATAGAATACTTTAGCAAGTTTTTTGTAGACATTGAATAATTATTATTTCTTGAGATATCTATAGTTTCACTTAATGAAATTCCATAACCATCTACTTGATTAATATCTATACCAACTCTTCTCAAGAATCCAGCCCAAAGGTCTTCTGATAAATCAGGAAGGATTTTTTCTTCCGCAGATCTAAAAGATGCTGTACTTGGTAGGAATATTTTTGTTTGTGTTTCAGCTGGTGTATATATCGTTAAATGATTTCCATTTCTCCATTCTTCAAAAATATTATAAGTAAGTACATCTAAGCCTTCATTTTCTGTTTGAGTTTCATATGGAGAAATATCACCGTTCAATATTCCTCTTTCTATTGAATCTGGTGATCCAGTTGGCCGCGATCCAGAAGAGGACGATGTAACTATTTCCGTATTGGCATCTTTTGCGTCAGAAGACTTTATCAAAAATTCTTCGTTAACATACTGATGCATTGCTCCTGCTGCCTTACCCATATATTGGCGATATTTACCCCAGTGCACTGCCTGATTAAAATCTTTTACCATTGGAAGAAATGGTTCATGGTTGAAATTTAATAACTCTAAATCCACTGCTAGGGCAAATGGGAAATTTGGAATTGTAGATATACTCATTCCAGCCAATGCAACTGCTGTTATTCCATGGATTGAATTAAGATACTGATTCTTAATTGGAAGAATTGGCGAATATTTAAATGCGGCTATAAAGCCTCTAAGTGATGATAAAAATTTATCTATTTTAATTTCAGAGTCACCACCATATCTAAAATCTATTTTCATATCTTGATTTAGATCTATTGCCGATACGTCCTCTATATTTAATCCCCATATTTCTTCATAATTTGGAAAGAATAATCTCATTCTAATTGAAGTTTCTTTATAGCCAGAATTGAATTTAGGACTATTCTTTTGTCTTATTGCTGATCCAGTTAAGCTACCAGTTTTAAATGTTGTATTTATATCTATAGTTATAGGAGGAACGTAAAAATTAGCAGCTCCTATTCTTAAGTGAAATATATCTGGATTATTCGGTTGAATATTACTTCTAAAGTAAGGGGATTTTGTAATTATTTCTTTAATTCTTGAACTAGTATTTCTAGTTGATGCCCATTCAAAAATGGGCTCACCTCTTTCGTTCACACCGAATGCCGCCAGCAAGCTTCTTAGCATTTCTTCTGGATTATTTAATGGATCGTCTTCTGAACCACCGTATCCACCATTAGAATAATCACCTTGGATAGCTATTGCTTCTATGAAAAATTGAATTAGGCTAGGAAAATAATAATCAACTGTAGCTAATAGAAGTGGATCTGTTGTCAAGTTTGCAGTTACCTGCTGTGCAAGAGTTAACCATCCTACGTCCACTTTAGGGTCTACAAATTCACTCGCAGACCGAATAACACTAAATTTGGATTGAAGTCTTCTTTTAGCAAATTCGGATATTTCATACGCGTATGAGGCTAAGGTTAATAATCCTGACCTTTCGATTCTATTCATTAAACTTGTAAAAGCTTTACTGTCTAATTGGGTTATTTGAGTAGTATCAATTTTGGTAAAAACTGAATTAAATCTTTCATTAACCTCACCATTAATATCAGCAGATAGCGGACTGGGTCTGCCGGAAAATATATTAGCTATTAAAGCTGTATATTCGTATTGTAAATTATAAAATTCATATATACTTTGGAGCGTTGAAGTTCCAGGTAGAGCATCGTCTTCTGAGCTAATTGTCTCTTCTAATGACTCTAATATATCAACATCATAGTTAGAGCCAATAAAATTGTCAATTCTAGCTTTGACTAATGAAATATACGTTCTAACGATAGCAGGCCATCTGTCTAGTTCATTTACTCCAAGATTATCATCATTAAATATTTCATTTAAAAAATCTTGTCTTACTTCAGAGTCGCTGGTATCTGAATCTAAATTTCGCTTTTCTTTGTATTGCGAAAAGATTGTATCATCAAAGATTGCGCCATCAATTTTTGTTATGTAGGCAGCTATAACTCTATTGAAACTGTTAACAGAATATGGATCGTTTTCATCATACTCTAATAGATTTCTACATACCAGATCATACTCTGGTAATTCTAAATCGTAAAATGGATGCGATGGTTTTTGATAAATTTCACCATAAAATATAAAAGATGTAATTACGCCAGCAAGTTCTGGTGAAAGTTTACCATATAATGTATTATATAAATATTTCCAATTGTCAGCTGATCCATCATTATCATCTTCTAGCGTAACTTTACTCGGCTCCAATAATATGTCTAGAATATTAACTAACTCATCAATTTTATTATTATCAGAAAGAGTCTGAAGAGCCTGTTTGGTGACTGCATTTAGTGCCATAGTTTACCTTAATTAAATCTCATATTGTTTTTAACTATATTATTAATCATACTACTAGAATTTTTTACTATTTTTAATTTACTATAGTTATCCATTATACTATAACCAGAGCTAGTGTTAGACATATTATTAATATTAGTTTTATTTAAAAAATTTACATTTTTATCATATCTAGCTTTTTGTAGATTTTTATTATCATAACCAACATTTTTTGGCTGTATTACAGTTGATGAGCTGTGCATTAGGCCCTCGTAGGACCCCTTTTGTTTATCTGCACCTACGTTTTTTACAGTCTCAATTGGTTTAGTTGGTTCTTTTGATAGAGTATTCTTATCAGATACTACCTTGGCAGATACTTTATTTGCACTCTCTGTTCTATAGGATGTATCTTTAGTTATTTTTCCAGCAGCAGATAGCGTGCTATTTTGTTTACGTGCACCAAAGATCATAGTTCATTACCCTAGTAAGACGAGGCTATTGACCCATATGGGTCCTCTGCAACATTTGCAATTCTGTTAAATATAGTAGTGCGAATTTTCCCATTAGATAAGCTTGACGCCAACTGATTAAATTTTTCAACATCTTCAGGTGATCCATTTATGTTTATATCATAATTATTTCCAGTCTCATATCCACTATTAGACATATTAGGGATCTGAGGGATTCTTGTTGGATAATTGGATTCATATGGGGAACCACCTGGCAGTAGGGGTGGGCCAGTCATATCGTCAACTGTTCTATCCTTGTATGAGGAATAAGCTAAACTGCCTACTGCAAGGGCACCGATAGCAAGGACGCTATTCTTTATCATTGGCTCTTTAAATAATTTTGTAAATTCTCCATCTTTAATTTTCTGTGAAAATCTCTTAAATTTTACTTTAGTTATTGGAGCATCTGGCTCCTCATCTAGTACGGATCTAATCATATCATCCGATATTGATCTTGAGCCATCAGAGCCACCAGACAGAAGATCTTCCAATTCTTTAACCGAAGATGCTGTACCACGTTGTTCCAATATGTCAAATTGAGTCTGAAGCTCACTTCTGTCAAACTGTGACTTAATTATTCTAGCTTGTAAATTAGCTTCATTCCTAAGTGTTTCGCTAGGTATTCTGTCCACATTTGCTTCGCCAGCAATTGCAAGCTGTGTAGCTTCTATTAGACTTCTATCCTGCATCATGCCTGGATAGGCTATATTTCCAAACTCATTCCTGTATAATTCTTCTATTAATTCTGCAAACTCATTATAAGTTGCTGGAGCTGGACGTGTTGTTAGTTTCCTTTTTGCTTGAATTTTATTTAATATTTCGTCTGTTAGTTCTTGAGCCATGGCAGGATCAAATTCTTCAAGAGCTTTAATGTTTCTTAGTCTTCTCGCATTTTTTAAATTTTGTGCTGCGTCAACTAACCTTTGATTTTCTGTAACTGATTCAAGTGTAGCAATATCAACTCTACTACCTAGTGTTAATTTATCTACTGCATTAGTAAATTCTTCCATAGATATATTTTTTAATTGTGACGCTTCATCAATTTGCTTTAATAAATCTTCTTGCAAAAAATCTGATCTGGCGTAGAAGTTTGCTTTTTGCAGTTCAGAAAATGCTGCTCGATCTTCTTGGTTTGTACCAAAAATATAATCTAATTTATCTCTATTGGACTCCAAGAAAGCCTGTGCTAACTTCATTGAATCTTCAGATACAATTGAAGTTCTTCTAATTACATCATCTATATTTGCTAAATTAGCTTTTCTTGTAACTTCAAAAAAACCAAATAGTTCTTCGCCCACTTGCGCGTTTTTTGCTTGAGATGAATATTTGTGGCTCGCTTTTAGCAAAAATGGTTTTAGAGCTTCTGCCATAACTGTAGCGTCCTGTGTGTCATATGCTTTTTGAAGTTCTTCTATTCTTGCGGTAAAGCTATTAACACCAAAAAAATTTTGAGATCTTTTCATCTCATCAATGACACCCTTTAGTAAGATTTGTTTATCCTTGTCTGCCACTCTTTTGGTAAATACATATTCATCTATTCCTAGCATGAGCTCTTGGTCCATGCCAAGATGCTCGCCAGCCACTCTGCTAAAACCAATTAATTTTCCTAGATTTTCAATACCCTGTTGTCCAATTTCATCTGCTGTTATTCTTCCGGCATTTGCCCCTTGATAGCCCATTAGTCTAGCTATAGCCCTATTAACACCTTCTTGATTAAGAAAATCAGCTTTAGCTATCTGATCTGTTATTGCAATTTGTGTTGACATTGCAGTATCAATTGCCTGTTGGATTCCAACAGGATTTGTTGCTAAGTCAATAACTGATTCAGCAGACAGCATTCCTATTTGAAAATTCTCAAGTAAATACTTAGTTATATTTTTATCATTTTGTCCAGCTTTTGTTAGAAAATCTCGATATTGCCTCATTGTTGAACTAATTGCTGTAGATCTATTAATGTAGACACCTAAAATATCTCCACCAGCTTCAATGACATCCTCTTGCTTTCTTTGAAATGCTGCTCCAAAAAGTGCCTGAAATGCTGAGTCGCTTCTACCAAAAACTTTCATTACTTCTTCAAAATCTCCACCAGCTTGTTTTATTTCTCTCCTAAATCTTGCGCCACCTTTATATTTATTTAAGAAATTATTTACTTCTTCTGACTGCATTATTTCTTCAATCTGTGTGCTCATATCAAAAGCTTTTTCGTCTTTGAATGTTGTAAATACACGGAAAATATTTGGAGTTGTGTATCGAGGCTGAGCTGTTGGGCTAGTTGTAACTAATGAGCCCATTCCTTCTCTTGCAATTCTTATTTTATCAGCGTTTGTTAGATTGACTACTGTTGTAGATCCTGCAGATTCCATTTGGCGATATACTGTATCTATTGTACTTTCGATTAAGCTTCTTCTTCTTTTGGCTATATCTTCTGTTCTAGTTAACACATTGCCAGTACTAATCCCGGCGAATCCAAAATCTTGAAAAGCTTTGTCAAGAGATTGGCCACCATATATAACATTTTCTAATGCTAAAACAGCGGCGCGCTGTGCTTCTCTAGATGTTGCTGTTTGGCCACGTAAAAACACATTATCAAAATCTGACGATTCTACATCTACCATTTTTCTAATTCCGTATTTTATATCTTCTGCTGCTGATTTAAAATAATCTTGCTTTTTAAACATGCCAGTAAGAGTATCCTCATCAAAATATGCCCTAGCAAATAATCTTTCCTCTATAGCTGTAGGCTGACGTATCATATTAAATCCAACCCTACTTCTACCCTTATCATCCTGGTAGCGAATCATCTTGATGATTCCTTTGTCGTCTAAGTCGAATCCACCTAATGCGTCTTTAATTCTTCCAACAGCTTCTCCGCCAAAAAGCATTGTTTTACCTTTTATTCTAAAAGATACAAGTTCTTCTGATAGTTGCTTCGCATTGCCAGATTCATCAATATAATCTGTATACAAGTTTTTAACTGGAGATCCCTGACCAGTAAAGCCTTTTCCTAATACTCTTTTATCTCCCGGAATTCTTGCTTCGGTACTTACTGAGAATCGCATAGCTTCAGGAATTACTGGTTGAATTATTCCATCTCTTTCCCTGAGTACTTGCGTTGAATATAGCTTCACTAGCATATTCATCATTTTGGGACTTTCCATTGGCCCAACGCCACTTTGATGTAATTCCAAAATTGATTGAGCTAATTGTTTAGCGCGAAGCCTAGAAGCTCTTAATTCATTCGGTAGAGCTTCTATATCTTGATCTACCATCTGTTCTAGTGTTTTCTTTAATCTTTGTGGAAGAATATTTGCTCGTAATACGTCCTCTAATTCATTAAGCTTAGTTATCCCTCTATTTCTCATTGCGCTTAAAGTAGCTTCATCAGAAAATATATCTGAATGTACTGCTGCAGAAATTGGATCTAGAAAAACTTCATTTCTTGGATGGCCAAAACCTGCCAGTAAGACTTGATCAACTCCTCTAGCAAGCCCTGATTCAGTCTTAATATCTTCTGTGCTAAGTATGGCTGCTAAATTTTTTAAAGGCTTAACTGTTTTAACTGTTCCTTCATTACGCCCAAGCTCTTTCTTAAAGTACCTATCTAGTTTTCTTATTTCTTGTTCTGCTGCAATTTCATCTTTAGCTGAGGCAGCTGTTTTTATTCGCTGCAGTCTTCCAGATAACATAGCCATTGCTTTTTGTTGAGTTGATGTTATGGAGCCAATTGTTTGGAAGCCTTCTAATCTTTTTAATTCTTTTTGTATCATTTTTTCTACAGATTTAACATCCTTAACAATATCTACCGAAACATTAAATGCGTCTCTACCCACTGTAAATGATGATTTTATATCTCCGATTCCAGCTACATAACCTCTACCAATTATGTCATCTAAATTTGAACCTTTTATTTGATCAAAAATATTTTTTAAATTATTAAACTCATTTCTTGCAATTTCTCTTTGATCTGCGGGAAGACCCATATTGTCAATTGTTGCCTTAAGGCCTTGCATCCTAGACTTTAGTTCTTTTTTGTAAGAAGTTAGAAATCTTGAATTAAGTAATGAACTTCCGTCAACTGCGCTTTTTGCACTTGATGCTCCATCATTAAATTGTTTTAATATATTTTCTTTAGCAGCAGTACTTACACTTGAACCTTCAATGTATCTTTTTACATGATCTGCTAAATTTTTAATATTTTTTCCGCCAACACCTTTTCCGGGGCTATAGCTATTAATTGCTTCAGCTAGAAGAGTGCTTTGATCATTACTTAATCTGCCAATATATGTACCTATATAGTCTTCAACTTTTAAGCCCTTATAAGCGGCCATACTCCTTAATGACTCCTCTGAGACTCTAGAACTCCTTCTGAGTACACTAGATCCAAATTTATATTCTCCACCATTTACTTTTTCGTGCGCAAATTTTTTCATTATCTCATACTGAAAGTCGCTAATGAAAGAACTTTGTTTTAAAGTTTTTCCGCCTAGAATAGATGAAAGATCTGCTCCAGCTACTGCTACTTCTCTTTCTGATGTTAATGTTCTTACTCTTTTAGATAGTTTTAATAATTTATCACCAAGAACATTTGAATCTCCATCTTTAAATATTTTATTAAATACATCCGGATCTGCTAAGTTATGCCCAGAGACAGAGAGCAGTAAGTGGGACTGTAAAGCTGTTAGAGATTTTCCTCCCATTCTAAAATTAAGAACTCTTGCCCCCTGGTCGTCCATTACAGATATTCCATGTATTTCGCCCCTTTCCCTAAGGGTCTTAAGTCTCTTAACTATGCTTTTAGCATCACCTTTGCCACCTGACATTATTTGAATGTCCATTTTTAAATCACGTAGGTTTGGTATATCAATTCCTGCAGCCTCTAATGCCTTTATCTGATTGGCTGTATAATTTTTATTAGTTATATCTTTTAGAATCGCTCCTAAACCAGAAACTTTATTACCTATCATAGGGTCTGTTACAGATAAATTTTGAGTAACAAATAAAGTTGATGCCCTACCTATAGCTGGAGCCATAGAGTCAAATTCTTCTCCGGTTCCTGATATGACATATTTAATATTGTCACCATCTGGAACAACTTCAATAACTTTACCTAATCCATATACAGTTTTTCTTAACGCAGCTCTTGCTGCCATAACTTTTTCTGCTGTTGTCTTATATACACCAAAATCAAAATTTGATTTATGATAACTAATTGGATTGGGCATTATCTCACTCCCGCAGATACATTAAAATTATTAGAACCAAATGGATTAGATGAAACATTTACAGAACCAGATAAACCCATTCCAGACATCAGTGACCTTAGCTTATACACTACGTCTTGTCTATCATTATTGTAATTAAAATTTGGGTAGCTTGGATTTACCAAATTTGCTTCTTTTATCTGTTGTGGATAGTAACCCATTTGGGACATTTCCAGACCCATTGATTGGCCCATTTTAATTTTAACTGCGTCTATATTTGTATTTGGATGCCAACCTTCCCAGCTAGCGTCTGGTAGCTCATGCCTTGCAAAATAATCTTCTAGTTCTGGACGTTTCTCAACTTTCATCCCCCAAGCTGATTCATATAATCTTCTTTCAAGTCTTCCAGAAGTGGAAAGAATTTTTTCTCTTTCAGATACTGGGGCACTGATCATTGCTTTAAAATGTTCTCTTTTTCTCTTGGGTACAGCTAATGATAATGTTTCAACATCTGAACCATATAAATCTGCACCATACATAGTTCTTTTAGCTGCCATTTTAAATTGATTTGCAGACGCCATATCTCCAGATTGCTTAGACATATTTGCTAATCTTGTATTTTTTACATAACTAAGAATATCGGAATATTCTTCAAGAGCTAATTCTTTTTTACGCTCTTGAGGAATAAACCTATCGCCAGTAATTAATTCATAGGCGTTGCCGAAAATAGAGCTTCCACCACCAGCCATTATTCCTGCTGTTGTACCAAAAAGTTTTGCCCCAGGTGTAGCTCCAAACATACTGCCTACAAACCCTAAAGTGGCTGCGGCACTTATTGGATTTTCTTGTGTAGATTTGTTTAACATTGGTTTTATATAACTTTCGTATGGCCTAGACCATTCTGGGAAAGTTGTTCCGTAAACATTTCTTCTTTCCCAATCTTCTACTGCACTTCTTTTACCTATAGTTTTAGCTATTAAAAAGTTATCAGAATGGACAATAGATTCCCCTAATCTTGTCATAGAAAATTTAAATGGCTGTGTCGTTGCCATTTTTATATTTTCCGGTGTAGATATATCTGAATATTTATAATCTGAGAACTCATATTTTTTAGTTGTTTGTTCAACTTGATTTCTAATCTCTGCTACTCTAATTCTTTCTTCTGCTGTTAACGGCTGTTTATCTATCATTCTATTAACATTTTTAAATTGCTTAGAATATGGGGCTACATCACCTAATATATCAAGTTGATTAATTAAACCATATTCACCTGTTTGATCTGGATATAGCTTATTAAATCTTTCGTAACCAACTCCAGGAAGTCTTATTTCACCTTCTTGTATTTTAGAAAATGGATCTCCTCTTGTAAAATCTGTATAATATTCTGGCCCTGGCAAAAATGGATACTGTTGTCCCATTAGATTTTGAATTGGATTAATATAATCTACGCCAGTTCTTTCTTTTGGAATGAATCTTCTTACAATTTCAGAAAATTCAATATTACCAATTGCCTCTCGACTAGGTATTGGAACGTCACCAAGTCCACCTAAATTTAGATCCCAGAAAGCTCTAGTTGTTCCATAAGCTTTTTGTGCTGACTGTAGAACTGATCTTTGTGGCTCAAAATCACTTTGACCAAAACCAAATTTTTCCCTAAAAGTACCGAACGCAAATCCATAAATACCAGCCATTTCTTGCATTTTATAACCAAACTCTGTTAATTGATAATTCAAATGAGATGGCTTTAGTGGACTTCCTGCTCCAACTACTCGTGGCTGCATTACTCCAGAAACTTTCGGAGGACCATAGGCTGCATTAAGGTAACTCTGGTTAATATTTCCAATAGTATTTGCAGTTGCCATTCCTGCAGTATTCATTGCTCCTGCCATTGAAGCCATTTGCGTATTATAATTAGCAATTGGAGCCGCATAGCCACTTTGCCCTCTTGGGGATTGAACTGCCCCTCCAAAACCCATTGAACCAGAGACTCCAGATGTTACTCTAGATAGTGTCTGAGGCGCATATGCCAAAGTATCATAGGCTCCTGATTGACCAGCTGGTGCATATGATGCAAGGCCGGCAGCAACCTCTTGTTCGTGCATCATTTTTTGAGGCTTAAGTATTTTCCCAACAGTCATATTTAGGAATGGAGTTAATGGCCCAAATGGGCCACTAAAGTATTCTCCAGTAACAGGGTACGGTCTATCCTCGTAGTGCTTTCTTTCAAATCTATAAGGATCAAGTGGTCGTAATGGTGATATATCATTATAGAATAAAAACTTTTCCATTGGGCTGCCGTATAAGTCGGAAGTAAATCCTGCTCCTCCTTGGAGTTTTTGATACCAAGATGGACGGTGGTACATAATCTTTCCACCTTTAAATGGAGTATTTCCAAGTGGCCAAAATCTACCTTGACGAATTGGCACTTCTCCTTCAACTAGCTGCTCACGCTTGTCTTGGTAGTTCATTCCGCCTGGCATTATTCCGCTCATTAAGGCTTGACCTTCTACGGCTGCTTTTGCAACTTGGCCAAGAACCAATGGTCTATATACTTTTTCGCCTCTTGCATCCTCTTCTGAGGTCATTCCACCTAAAGTTCTGTCTACGGTAAGAGCGGTTGTTCCTGCTGCATATATTGGCAACACTCTTTTGCCTATCATTCCTTTGGTATATAAAGAAAGTGGTCCACCAAAATCTGAAGTATCTAATTGCATTCCTAGTGTTCCGAAATATCTATTTAATCTTTCAACTGAGTGCGACATGGGCATACTTCCAGTTGAGAAGGATTGAGGATCGGAATATGTAGTTAGACCTATCGCGCTTTTAATTGCTCCCATTGGATCATTTCCAAAGACTGTGCCAAAAGTCGGAACTAATGTAACAGATTGCCCAGTACCTAATGGATCAACAGTTAAATCATCAGTCTGATGTTGTGCTATTCCAAACTTTCTTTTTAGTGGTGTTGTTATTGGAGAAAATTTTGTTTGGATTCCACTAGAATTTACTTCAGCTATTCTTCCACTAGAAAAAGGTTCTAATAGCCTTTTTGTCTCTGTGCTTGATCTTACTGTAGTTAGCATTTGCTTTGCTGCCGCGAGCATATTTTGTTGCCCCGTTAGGCCATGCTTGAATGTTGTAAAAGCACTTATGTTAAACATTGTTCCAAGTGCTGCTGCCTGTGCTTCAGTTCTTTGTGATGGAGATATTTTTCCTATTTTTACCAAATCATCAATTGCTTTTTGTATTTGAATGAATACTTCGCCTTGATTTGAAGCTCCTAATTTGACTTGATTAACTTGAGAAATGTATCTAAATATTTCATTTCTTAATTGATCTAATCTAGTTGTAATAGTTGGAGACTTTTGAGACATTTGAGAAATGGCATTTAAGTTTCCATTATTAAGTAAATACTGTAATCTAGATCCAGAGGTTGTTAAAAATTGTGGATCTACACCTAATCCTTTAAGTTCAAGGCCCAACAATTTTTGCCCACGAAGAAGTCCTTGGGCAAACTCTGCCATTTCTTGGCCGCTAGACATACTGCTAACCCTTTTGCCTCCCATTGTAAATAACTCTGGGTGGAGCTCCTCTAACTGCCTCATTACTACTGGATTTGTACCATATTGAAAAGACTGTTTTCTTAATGATTCGTAAGCTTTTAATATATCAGATTGACTAAATTCATCAATAGCTTTTCCAGAGCTATCTACGACTCTCATTGTACTTGAGTTTAATTTAATCCTTGTAGATGCCCCACCAATAGTGTAATCTATTTCTTCTCCAGCAACTAGTTTTGCGATCACTGATTTATTTTGAATATCAGTTTTTCTTCCGCTAAATCTTTTAGCTAATCCAAATAGGGAGTTTGGCTGATCTGGAGCCATACTCATGGCTCTCTTAAATTTTAGAGCGCGCTGTTCCCCACCTAATATTTTATTTAGAAATCTTGAACCAGATGTTCTATTGATTTCATCAGTAGTCTCCCCTGACATACCTGATGCTAGGCGTGTTTGCCTAGTTAGTAAATCACTACTTGCAGTAGGAATAGGTCTATATGTGCCAGGTAAAGATTCTCCATAAACTTTGTCTGCTAACGAGTCAGTTTCAAAACCCATAACCTTTCCTCTAGAGCCCTTTGTTTTATACCATAAATAAAAATCTTTCTCGGAAGTACCTTTATTTAAAAATGGCTGCGCGCTTCTAGAAGAAACATATTGTATTGGAGATCTTTTTGCCATTTCTGCAAAAGATCTATATCCAAATAAATCAAATGGATTAAAACCTAATACGGGTATTTTGAATTGCCCCATAAAAAAGTCTGCTGTATCTTTAAATGTAGTTTTAATAGCACTAAAGTCAAGAATTTCTCCTGCTTTAGTTTTATATACTCCATCAAGTTTACTAAAGCCTATTGATTTTGATACAGGGTCATTAACTGCCATTCTTACAGCAAGGTCGTTTATAGTTTTTCTTTCTGACTCGCCTAAATAATTAAATCTTCCTGCATTTCTTGCTTCGTCAATTGTTAATGGCTGTAGTCCAAATAAATTAAAACCACCATTAAAAATACCTGACGTCATTTGTTTATTTTTAATTAAAAAAGCTCTTAAATCTGTAAATTTAGTTGGATCAAACCCCTGCTTTCTTAGGGCGTTGTTAACTATATTATTTGAGACTTCTCTTCCAGAATCGTCTAATAATTTAATACCCAAAACTTCTGCTGTTTTTCTTTGTAAAAATTCTTGCTTCGATAAAGTTAATGGGCCAACAAAATCTTGATATTGAGCTTTTTTAGGTTTTAATAAAGATCCACCTATTGTTGATAGGTGATCAGAGTAAAATGTGTTCCAATTTTTTTTGATATTTAAATTAAGATTTTTTTGGAATTCTCTTGAGGCAAATATATCTCGTGCATCTTTGACTGCATTATTTAATACTTGACTTGAAGATTGTGGTGTATTGTTTAGCGAGCCAGATTTTTCCAAAGCTTCTGATAGAGTTTTACCACCTTTAATTCCTCTATATCTTTTTAGAATTTTAGAAAAAAAATCATCCTCAATATCTATTGCGGTATCGCCGTCTTGAATTATTTTATTTTTACCAATTGTAATAATATTACTTGCGTTCATATTACTTCTTGGTGCACGTACGTTTAGATAATCAACAAATTGACCAGCCTGCTTTTTATCAATTCCTCTTGCAATTAACTGCTGCGTTAAGACACCTTTAAATGCGTCCTGTTGCCTACCTCTATAGAAGTCACTTGAAGTAAAGGCTTTATCGCCAGGTCCACCTCCACCAAGAACCGTTAAGCCAGTAGCTAATGATGACAGCCTACTAGAGTGCTGTGACTGTATCTTTCTTATGGCTCCCTCTAAGGTGTTTGCCTGAAAGCTTCTATCAACAGAAGTCATTTGAGAAAGAACTTTATTAAATGCTATAGAATTTTCCATAGCATCATATGCTTTCCCTAGTAGCTTAAACTCTTTAGCACCAGCTTCGTAAGCTGCTCTAACTCCACGAAATGATGGAACTATATCTAATATTGAATTATAGTTTTCTGTTGTCTTTAATCCATTTGGGCCAGTAGAGGTTCCTTTAAATCCTTTAATAAGGGTTTCAAATTTAACCTTTTTTATTTCATCTCTACTTGCCTGGCGAGCAACTGCTTGCTGCTCTGCGGCGGTAATGCCTTGACGAAGATTATGCAGATTCTGCACAAAACCTCTTTGCCCCTCTGTCTTATATACGTCAACTGCAGAACTAAATCCGCCAGAAGTTTGAGCAGACACTTTTAGAAATTTATTAGTTAGTGTTGCAAAGTCATGGCCAACTTCAGATAATACTTCACTTAAGTCTACGAATGCATTATGAAACTTAGCCTGTCTTGGTGTTAGGTTGGCCATATCATTAAGTGAATACCTTAATGTTTGTAGCGATGATCTGCCAGCAGACGTTGCAGCTCCAGCAAATTCAAATGGAAGAATCATTGTTGCAATATTACTTAAAGATTGCTTAGTAAAATCAGCCATTACATCTGCTGGATTATACCACTTGACTTTTCTTTCGCCTTCTTCTCTTCTGCCAAAAATAGGATCTGTTAGCCCTCTTTGGGCGCCATACAGAGCTGGCAATTCATACGGCATTCTCCTTCCAGCTCTAACTAGTCTGACCTGAAGTTCTTCTCTCCAAGACCAGACTCCAGCTGGCTCTCTAGTTAAACCAAATCCAGCTTGTCTTTTTTCTTGATCATTTAAAAATCTATATCCAAATCTTTCACTTTTCATTCCCTGATAGCCGGTAGTATATTTGCCATCCTGTTGAAAAATTAATTTAGAATAAGGATCGTCCCCATCTATCTGACGAGCTACTCCTTGAAGTTCATCTAATTCTCTTCTGATTTCTGTAACAGACTTAATTAATCTAGTCGCAATTGGAGAAGTTTCAGATCTTTTTTGAAGATGCTTAGCGAGTTTTATTCCACCAGATTTAGTTAATTTTGAAGCGACAAATGTCCCACCAATTGTTGCAGCAGTCGTTGCAAAAAATCTAATTATTGGATGACTATTTAAAGCTTTACTAATAACTCCTGAATTATGAGAAATACCTTCTTTGTCTCCCTCATTAATTGGGAGATCACGAGAAGTTACGCTGTAACCTAAATTATGTATTGGTCCTGGATCGCGTATCAATTAAGCTCCTAACTTAAGTTATGAACCCCATAGTTTTCTTGCAATTGGGTCATCATACGTTGCTGCACCTGTTGGTTTAGATAGATTATGTTTTGCAGCTCTAGCTTTTTCTTTTTCTTCTTCTTCTTCCGGATCAATTAGTTGCAGTCTTAGATTAGTTGGTTCTATACCATTAATGCCCTGTTTGATTTCTATAATCTTCTCTGCGAGTGCAACTTTTTCTGCTAATTGAGAAAATGTACATTCATCTAATTGTTCTGGAGAATATGTATTTATAGTAGCTAGAACAAAGGCTTTCATTAAATTTTTTACTTCATTTGCATTAAGTCTTTTATTGTCAAGCGTTTGTTTAGCAATTTTGGCAGAGGAAAAACCAGATATATCTAATATTTCATTTGCCAATGACGTGACATTGCCGGGAGGAATTTTTAATGTATCATAATTCTCTGGAAAAACAATTGTATATTCAAGAATTATATCTTCAAGATCAGCAGAAGAAAAGTCATTTAAATCTCTATATGAGAGAATTTTACTATGTTCCTTGAATGTTAATTCTCTAAAGATAAGAATAATATCTTTAATTTTTACACTATAAATATTTCCATATTTATTTTTTAATTCAAAAATTAATTGAGAATCCAACATTTATTAGAGCTGTCTAACCTCTAGGGCAACAAATCCAGACGCTTCAAGTACTTCTTGAGCGATGAGGGATGGGACTCCGGCCATCATACCTGTTGCCTGTTTTCTGTCATAGACTGGGAATAGAATACACATTTCAGAAATTGTCTCTTCATTCCACATATTAGCCTCAGCGGAAGATAACTGCCCTGACTGCATAAGCTGCTCCATTTTCTTAACAATATGCTTATACTCAACTCTATTTAATACGCGCCACACAATATGCTTATCGTAGGTAATTGATGTTACGTAAACTTCACCATATTGTTCTTTCCACTCTTTAATTTGGCCAGCTGTAGGTCCACCTTCCCAAATGTGTTCTGAATCCTCAAGATCTTCTACTGATTTATATTCTTCATCTGATAATGAATTATTAAATTCTAAAATATCTACATCATCTGGATCATCTGACATTTCTATAGTGACAATATCTTCTAAAGAATCAATATCTTGTGATTCACTTTTAATTACTACTTTTCTTTCATTTGACATTATTTAATCTCCTTATTTTTAATATCTCATTATACCATAATACTGAAAACATTTCTACAAATAACTAAATAGAAAAAATTAGTTGCCACGTTTGAGCATCTACAATGCCATTGGCTGGTGATATTCCATTTGCAGCCTGAAAATTAATAACAGCCTCTAAGGTTACTGAACCAAACGTTCCAAATTCTGCAATTCCAATTGCTGGATCGCTGTCAGGAGGTCCACTAGGCTTAAAGCCTAGTTTTCTTTGAATCCACTTTACGTATTCACTTTCATACCCATATTGAATTGGGCCAGGCCAAACTAAGGTCAGTGTATCTGGAACTCCAGGTTCAAATATATTAAGTATAGATTCATATGTTTGCCTATTGACTATTCCATTAGCTGGAGTTATTCCTACTGAAAGTTGGAATTCAGCAACAGCTTCAGCTAGTTCACCGCTAAATCTTCCATTAATTGGATAAATACCTAATTTTTCTTGAATTATTCCAATGTATGCATTTTGCGGTGTTCCAAAAGTTAATTCATAACCAGGATACCCATATGATCCACCGATATCTGGGCCAGGTGTATTTGATCCATTTCCTCCTGTTATCGTTTCTTCTGGAATTGGATTTGGGTTAGTTGGTTCTGCTACAGTTTCGTCTGATGTTACAGATGTAGATAGTCTCTTAATAAAGCTAAGATCAGCTTGTGTGAAGTAATAATCTCTAGCTATAAATTGATAACTCTCTGCGACTGGCTGACCACCAGGAGTATATACGGTAGACATATTCATTAATTGAACTTCTTGTAGTATGATTTTCATCGGAGATGATGCGGCGTCGGCTTTCATTGTCCTTTGATTAATGTCTGTATACATCATTCTGTCTAAGTTATTTTCTATTTTTAGATTTACATTATCAGTTGCACCGGTGTCTGGAGAAGGTGTAGGAAATGGACTAGAAGAAACTTCTTCTATACCATAAAGAATAACAAAATTAAATGGTGGATGTGCGCTAAAGATACTTTTATTGCTAGCTTCAGACATTGCTGGATCTGAAGTTATTCTATCTAATTGACTATAGGCCCAATATTTTTGTATATTTCTTTCATCTTGAGTTGAACCCAAAATTTGTCCATTATTTGAATACAAGTTTGACACTATCATATTTTGAGGAGCTCTTTCAGCTGGAAGTGTTGCTCTAGCTGTAGCTGCCTGTTCTAATAGATCAGTCATTCTTCTTGGGTATCTAGTGAATAATGTAATTTCACCGCTGATTATTCTTGTGCCCAACATCACATTATCGTAGTTATATGACCAAAATCCATATAACGGTTGCTTTTCTTGCCTTATGGAGTATGCAAATGTGGCTATATCTAGTTCATTTTCTGCGCCAAAAAGACCATCTATATAAACTTTTATATCTTCACCGCTAAAATAATAGTCATAATAATTACTAAAATTTTTACTAGAATCAGAAGATTGACCGGCCCATATTCTATCTATATTAGAATCTCTGTCGGAAAGTGGATCAAATAATAATGGTCTTCTTTGTGAAGTCATATTTAAGGCCTCGCTATAGTTTCTGTTGGATTGATGCTTGCATCTAGTGCTTCATCGTAATATTCATCTAGTAGCTGGGCGTACTGACTAGTAACCACGTCACCAAATACATTCTGTGATATCTGGATATTTCTTGCCGACACTTCTGCGCTTGTGGTTGAATTTGGATCTTGCTCTTTACTCATCTTAATTAATGGCTGTATGCCTCTAGCCATAAATGTATATGTTTGCTCTATAAATAGGTCATCTATAGATAATGTTTGACCTTCGTCTATAATTGTTACTCCAAATATTTTCATCTTAGCGTACTGGCCATATTCGTTAACTAATGTAATAATTATATCAAATGGTGGCAACATATCTGCTAAAGGTGCGAAGAAACCATTGCCACGGTATAACATTTGTCTATATTGACTAAGTCTATAAAATGCGTATTCATTAAATACTGCAAAAATAAGGCTTCCAGCTATTGTTCTAGCACCTTTAACAAAGCCTCTTGTATTAACATGACCCAGTGTTCTAACTGGAGAATTTTCTCTATGTATAGAATATGATATTGTTTGTAGTTCACCAAGTTCAATAATGTCTGAACCAACTGGCTTATTATCTGGACCAATAATGGGAACAATCAATGTAGCTACTGCATCTGCTCCGCTAAATGAAATATTTTGAAGAGTATAGTTTTGATCATAATTAACTTTATTTGGAGCGTCAGTTGTTGCATTTGTTGTCTGCGCATTCGCCTCATTAAATGTATTATATACTGTTGACATATTGCTCCTTAAATAAATATAGGCACGAGCTAATTAATGCCCGTGCCTATATTGCAGATAATTTTATAAATTATGGTCTGATAATGTCTGTATTAAGATTCTTAATATTTCTTACGAAATCAGACATTGTAGGATCATCGTTATCGATCAATGGATCTGTCTTTATTGAATACATGGGACCAAGTTCACGAGCAACATAGGTCATTGTTTCTTCTATGACAATATCGTCCATTGATGCGCCAGATCCTTCATTTAAGAGTTCAACGCCATAAATTGATCTTACAGCTGCTTGACCATATTCGTTTACAAATGTAATTGTAATATCAAATGGGGGGATTTGGTCAGCGTAGTATGGGACCTTCTTTACAACACTTGAACCCTGATCATTTACATCTGCAATTCCGCGGTTTTTATAGGCTGTATCACCGGGTAGTGCGTTGTGGGCTCTTGTGAAGAATTGTTGCTGAACAACGTTTGAATTATTTCTATTTTTGTCCAACATTGTATATAGAGCTGGACGATCAAAAACTGTAAATATTAATGATCCAGCAATACCTCTTTTTCCTCTAGAAAAAGAACGAGGATTAGGGGATCCCATTGTATAAATGGGAGCTTTTTCTCTAGTTACAGAGAATGTAATTCCTGATAGTGCGCCAATTTCTATACCGCCAAACGTAGCAACAATATCTGCTCCAGAAAATGTGGTATATGTTTGTAAATATTTAGACGAACTAGTGGGTGAATAATCGTTATAGTTATCTTCTAATGCCATCTAGGTTACCCTCCATTCGGTAATTTTATAGGTTGATAGCTACCTGTACTTCGATATTTCTCAACTCGAAGGCAGGTGTTAATACGAGGTCAACAATCGCTTTATTTTGAGCAGGGACATATGATACTGAGAAGTCACTGCCTAATATAGCTCCTAATAGTTGCATTCCTCTTAGTGCTGAAGTAATTGCTGTTTCCATCGAATTTCTTGTTTGAATACTTGATGGTTCTCCAACAAAACTCTGACACACTTGTCTGACGAGCATAACTGCTTCGTCTATAATTCTCTTAGTTGACAAACGAGTATAATCTGATGTTGACTGAGCGAATGTTAAACTTTCTCCAAATACAGCGATCTTATTAAAGTTAAGAACCACTGTGTTTACGCCCTTTATAGCTAGTGCCGACTGCTGACTTCTAGTTGGAGCGTATCTTAGTGATTGAACATTAAAGACTGGCTTATTAACTAATGAGCTATATGAAGAAAGTCTGCTTAATGTTCCTGCTAAAAATGATGCGCCATTAGAATAACCAAAATCAGTGCCACCACTAGTATAATTTACCGGCTTAAGTTCCGTTGCAACTACAGTAACATATGGTCCTAGTTCCTTCTGGTAAATTTCATTTACGTTATCATATGTGCCACTACCATCTCTATCGGCAAGGCCTGATACAGCAAGATGCGCAGCTACTTGACCTGGTGTCATTTTTTCTGCGGCTGCAATGTATGGCTTGACTCCCATTACGGCAATGCATGGATTGCTATTTTCAGAAATTGACTTAACGGCATTTGCAACTTTATATGTCCAGCTATAGGTTAGTGTAGTGCTATTGTCTGCGTGGAATCCAAACTCATCCGAATCTGATGGTGTAGCAGTTGGAATCTCCCAGTCACTATCATTTCCACCTCTGCCCCAAGGAATAATGATATCAGGAAGTGCTGCCTCTGCTGCATCAAACGCTTCTTGAAATACACTAATCCCACCACTTGTTAAGGAGCCTGTAGTATGATTAAATGCTGTATTGCTTGGTAGTGGAACTAAATATATTCTTTCTGCTCCCGCAATAATTAATTCAATAAAGGCTTTATGTGCGTCTGAGCCTTCTCCAAAAATTGATATTACATCAGCTTCATTTGAGGCTCTAACGACATCAAGATCTGCTATGCCACCAGTCCCATCAGCTGTACTACGGCGAGCTATAGCGACAACTCTTGGACCAGATGGTGTATCGTTTCTTGTTACGCTATAGAATCGATCTCTAATTTTAGTAGTTACTCCAGGTATACTCATGTTGACTTTTAACCTCCGGCTAAATGGAAAATCTTAGAATTAAATCTTCATTTATAGTAACAAAAAAGTTATAAAAACAACTAGATAGACTTGTTGATTAAAATAATATATATAAGTTACTGTGAATTTGGAGTTGCTGTTTTGCTTAAATCTACAATGTTTACTGATACATTTTCATAATTTGGAGTAGCTAAAGAGTTAACGTACTCAGATTCATAAGCCATCCAATTTCGTATATCTACTAAAATGCTACTAATTCTCGCATTTTCAATTGCAAAGGTTTTTTCTGTAGTTAACATATAGGTAACAGTTCTTTTATGAATATCTGATCCATCTCGATTTATTTCAGAATCAGCTAAACGCCTAGAGTAGACTAATTCGGAAGCTCCAGCTGCCTTAAATATTGGTGTGTACTCAAGCATAAAATCTTCAAAAGCTTCAGTAATTTGATCACACATGACTGCAGCATCCATGTCGTCGGATGTAATTCCTGGATTGCTACCCTGAAGAGTGGTAATTCTCATCATAGGAGAAAATGAGACTATATTTTGATATTTTTGCCCATATATAGTATACCTATTATTTTCTACGTTTTGACGCATTCTTGGTTTAGGTTCTACTGTATGAGTTTTTCTTAATTCTAATGCATATCCTATAATTGATGTAATATCTTTTCCATTAACCTGCTGTGAGAATGTATCTAAATTAACCCCAACTGGAACAACCGGAATAGAAGGATGACTTTCTTCCCATACTTTTTTAACTAAAGATATAAATTGCAAATAGTTTAGAGAACCTGGATATAATTCTTCTACTCCACCAATATTTAATCTAATTCCTGGAGATTGCAAATGTGCTTGACCAGGAACGCCTTCCCATCTTGAGGAAATTGAACTAGTTGGAAAAACTCTATTATAATATACCATTATGCACCGGGTCCTGCAGCTATTCTAAAATCGATTTTTTTAAGTCCAAGCGCAGATAGTAGTTCTATGTATACAAACATTTTTCCAGGATCATTAACTGCTACTTGTCTATTAAGTGAAAAATCCAAAATTATATTATCAGATTTCATTGAACGTAATAATTTATTAAGTTTATCCATAAATACATCATGACCAAACTTACCTATACTTTCATACGCGTAGTCTTTAGCCATATTAACCACATAGCCTACTAATCTCATTTGTGCAGCTTTTTGGAGTGTGCTATTTGACTTTGCCATTGTATAATCATTTGTTAGATATACCTCAAACGGTATTGATCTTTTAGTTTTTTTGCCACGATATATTGTATTGATCCCAATATTTTCTAATCTTCTAAAATCCTGTTGAGATAAATCTGAACCATATAAAGACATTAATCCTGGCACCCTAGCTCTTATTAGAGATCTGTTTAATGGATTACTAGCCAATAGTCCAGCGTAGGCTGCTGCCATATTTGATATATAGGAACTATTTATTTGTGAGTGTTGAAAGACACCTTCACCATATACTGGAATGACAAACCGTCCATTGTCTGATAGGACAGTATTGTCTATATTGTACTCTGTAAGCTTATCTGTAATTATTTCATCTGCTTCTAAAAAGTCAATATCCACTGAATTGACGCCACCGGATCTAGAACCAATTATACCCATCTGGACATATCCTGTTGTATTATGAAAGTCCGCGCAGTAATCTGCTAATTGTGTAATAAAATCAACACCATTAGTTTTTAGTATTGAAGTTTCTAAGGGAACAATTATATCTACAAAATCAAGATCTTTAATTATTGAATATGTTTCCTCTAATCTTTCATAATATTTTTCATAAAAAGTATATGAAGAAGGTGTCGCATTTTGTAGATCAAATATTGTAGTTGGAATATTTTTTTCATAAAATTTTTCGACATACTCTAACATAGGGGCTGCCGCACAAATCATTATATCTCTAGCTCCTGCTGCGTATGCGTCAAAAACGCCTCTTAGTAGAGGAGACTTTAAGTCTGCGCCTAAAAGATCTACCGCTTGTTGAACTGTTTTTATTTCAACTGGTACATTTAATTCTATATTATTTGCATGCCCGATTAATAAAATAGTTGACGTATTTCCTGCTGACAGTTGTGCATATCGTGGTTGATAATTTATAACAGTACTTTTTTCAGAGTTAACTATAACTGGAGATAAAGTAATTGGATCACCTTTTACTTCAAAATTAGATGTAACTACAAGTTGTGAAGCTGAGTCTGAAGTTCTGGCTAATACAGTATATGTACCATTAAATAATGTACTGGGAATTCTATAATTAAATGTAAATTCGTATGTGTTTGATTTTTCAATGTATGCGTCAGTATTTGGTGTAGAGTTTTGACTCCAGTATGAATATGGGCCATCTATTACTGGTCCAGAACCATCTGCCCCTCTAAGGATTGTTATATACAAATCTGATGGACTTGCAACTGAGGTTGGATCGTACGGTAAACCTCTAGAGGTAAATATAAATTTAAATTTAACTAATTGACCTCTTTGTAATACTAGCATTTCACTTCTCTCTTGTAGCTCCAACTACCCAATAGTTAATTTCACCTAGTCTACCTCTAATAGCGGAAACTGTATCTATCTTAAAGACAGTATAATTTTTATTTACTTTTAAAGAATAATTTTCATATATTCTATCACCTTCTTTAGGTGATATATGCTTTTCGAAGTAATAGACTGCATCATAGTTTGATACTATCCCTTCGGGCATTTCTTGTGTAGAGTTAGCGTTTGTCATACCTGACTGTCCAACTTGACGAGTTGTTACTCTTTCAAATTGATCAGAATGATTTCCATTTGATAACATTCGCTGAAAATAAATATCATGTCCCCACTCGCGCATTACTTTTCTAAATGCTCGCTTAGCGTCAATCATAGCTCTTCAACCCCCTCTTTGGCATAGGGTCATCTTTAGATATTATGGTTGTTCCTGGGCCATATAATTCTTTATCTGATAGATATATTGTTTTTCCAGTTAATGGATCTATATTTGTACCAGTTGAAACACTTGGTAAATTTTTTGGCGTAAATGATCTTGGTGAGACTTTATTTGCTAAAATTTCTTTTCTTAAAGCTGTTGCTATCTGACACCATGTCGTTGCATTATCCCTAGTTACCACTCTTCTAGGAAGTGATCTATTTGTAATATTAAAATCACCCAATCTTAGCGAAACTTCATCATCTCCACCAAATCCATAAGTTCTACTTAACTCACATGCAGTTGCCGCTTTTATGTATTCTAAAACTGTAAAAGATAAATTAGTTCCATCTTCTTCATCCAAAAGACCATATAATGATTTAATTTCATTTGAGTAATTATGTATAATTTCTCCTATTTCCAATAAAGACGCGTCTGGAAAATATGGAATTAATGTTTCGGGATCAAGATATAATGGATCTACATTTGGGGCAAAAATAATTGTTTCTTCATTTTTTAATATAATAGTTGGTTGATATTCTTCGCTGACAGAACTAACATATAGTTTTTGCTCAACAACTACATTATTTCCAGAAGATAAAGTTCCAGTAAATTTAACAGTATATGTATCAGCTAAACTTGGTGTATAGTCATAGTAAAATATTGATGAGGTTGATTGAGTTGCATTAGTTGCAACTATTGTTGTTCCACTTGAGTTTTTAATAGTTACGCTGACAGTGCTGGGCGACAACTCAACTTCTAGTCCATTGGAATCTATATCTTTAAATTTTACAGTTACTCTAACCGTATCACTAACTACAACTCTATCTGTTGACATTTTTACCTCTTAGTTCATGCGTTAGATATAATAGTAACGTTTACTGTGCCTGCTGAGTTATTCTCTAAGATAATACTTTCTGCGTTGGAGATTGCATATACGTCATTTTTATTAACTGATATGGCAAAGACACCGGCGCTGTATGATTCCTGACTACCCACACTTGCTAATGCAAACGCATCTGCATTAATTTTATTTATCTCAGAAGACCCATAGCCATCAAACTGAGCAAATGAGATCGTAGAGATCGTTTCACTATTCTCTACTATCCCAGTAGAGCCTATTATGTTATGAGTATCTACAAAAACTAATGTGCTATTTACAGACGGTGGTGATATGACGATAACGCCTAATACTTTTAGGCCACCAAAATTAGTAGTTAATCCAAAAGACTGAGGAGAAACTACATATACACCACTGTAATTGAAATGATCTTGATTATAGGCTATATCTCCATTGTAGAGCATCTACATCCTTTAATTAGAATGTTCCACCATCAATGGAGAAACCACTTAATGTACTGCTATTTCCGTACAATGCGCCTGAGACTCCGATTCCACCAGTTACAACTAAGGTGCCAGTTGTATAAGATGATGACGCAGTTGCTGCAGTAAATGTTGTGGCACCGTTTGAGGTTAAGGTAGTGAAAGCTCCTGTGCCTTTAGTTGTTGCGCCTATATTGGACGAATCAATTGTCTTATTTGTAAGACTTTCAGATCCAGCTAAAGTGGCAAGAGTTCCAGATGTTGGAAGAGTTACGCCTGTTGTTCCAGTCGAGGTGAAAGTTATTGCATTAGCTCCAGATGTAACAAGGTTGCCACCAAGAGTAATGGTACTAGCTCCATTATTTACTCCGGTTCCACCATAAGTTGAACCGATTACTGTACCATTCCAGGTACCAGTTGCAATTGTTCCAACTGAAGTAAGGCTTGAGGCAGTTACTCCTGAGCCAAGAGTTGAGCCAGAGAGTACAGAAGTTCCCGCAATCAACAATGACTTGCCTGTCAGAAGATTAAGATTTTCTGAAGAAGTCCATGCGTCAGTTGCATCAACCCAGTTAAAAGTCTTGTCTGTATCACCCTTAAGAGTGATTCCACCACCATCAGCACCTGCGTCTGTCGGAGAGGCGCTTGAGCCAAGTTCAATGTTCTTATCGTCAATAGTTATAGTAGTTGAATTGATTGTAGTTGTTGTGCCGTTAACTGTTAGATCGCCCGAAAGGACAAGGGAGGTGCCAGTGGCAGCACCAATGTTTGGAGTTACAAGTGTTGGCGTATTAGCAAATACTAGAGCACCAGTACCAGTTTCGTCAGATATAATTCCAGCAAGTTCTGATGATGAAGTCGCTGCAAAAGCTGAAAGCTTATCTGCAGTAAGAGCTACTGTACCAGTTGCGTCTGGCAGAGTGATAGTGCGGTCTGCAGTTGGATCTGTGACTGCAAGAGTTGTTTCAAAGTCATTTGCAGTTGCACCTTCAAAAACCATGCTTCCACTATTAAGTGTAAGTCCTGCAAATGTTACGCTTGCAGAGGTTGCTACATCTTGACCAATGGACAGTGAGTGAGTTGTCCCCTCACCTGTTGTTGCTGCAGAAGAAGTAACACCAGTTCCACCAGTTATTGTTGCTACATAGTTTCCTGAAGTATTAGTTCCAAGCGCAATTTCTATAGTTGTAGAACTTGCTGCGATTAAACGACCCTGGGCGTCAACCGTGAAGCTACCGACTGAGGCAGCACCGCCGTATGAACCAGCAGTAACTGTTGTATTGTCAAGATTTAGTGTTATGGTATTTGTAGATGATGCTATTGATGAAAGCCCAGTTCCACCTGATATGGTTACAGTCTCCGCGTCGTCAATTGTCTGCGATGTTCCAGAATCACCTGCTAAAGTAAAGTTATATGTAGCAGCTACGACAGCTGCATCCACATATCCTGTTGTTGCAACTTTAGTGCTATTGTCCCCGGCTGTTTGTGTTGTTGCAGTTGCAGAAGATCCTAAGGCTACTGTTCCAGAAAATGTTTTATTTCCAGTAATAGTTTGAGTCCCAGTGAGGTCGACATATGCGCCTTTACCACCGATTGCTTCAACGGTAGTCGCAATTCCACCAACTCCACCAGTTCCCTTACCATAATAAAGGGTATCATCTACTTCATTATATGCGAGTTCTGCATTTTCCAGACTGCTTGGTGCACCAGAAGCTCCTGATGCCCTTCTTTTAATTCTGATTGTATTAGCCATTGTTAAAAGTTTCCTCCATCAACAAGATTTTCTTCATTATAATTAACCCAAACTGAGCCATTGTAACGTAAAACATCACCAGGATTAACTGTTGATATAGTAACATCGGTTAAACCATTTAAAACGGATTGTGTAGTAATTGCAGTTTCTGCAGATATTATTCTATCTTTAACTGTTAAATGACTGCCCGCTGGATTTAATCCGATAACCGTCTGCATGGCCTCAATGGCGTCATTTGCATTAGCGTGCTGTTGATGGTGAGGTACCGTTACTGAATTAAGCGCATCAGATGATGTAGGATTGATCAATACGTCCAATGCTGCGGGATACTGGGTGGTCATAAAAATCCTTTATAAACTAAATATTTTATATTGTTCGTTACTCCAATTAATTGTGATGGAGATAGGACTAGCACTAGAAGATACTGGAAGTCCAGTAGCTGTATCTATGTAGGCTAAAAGTCTTGATGTAGATCTAACTCCAGTATCTTTATATAAAACTAGATAGGCAAAACCGCTAGTCCCGTAATCTTCTATTGTAATATTATCAGCATCAAAGACACCAGATGCTGTTGTTTTTCCGCTTAATAAACTAGTAGTTGCTGCGACTGAATCTTCACTAATGCTTGATAAGAATTCATGTGTACTTAAATTTACTGTATAAGTATTTTTTACTAATGCAATTTTTAAGTTATTGTCAGTCAGGTCAAATAAACCCTCTAGTAGGCCTTCTTTCCCTTTTGCATATAGTGCATTTGCCATTATATGCCAACTTCCGAAGAGACAATAACTCTATATTTATAGCCTTTTTCGAAATAAGTTTTATCATCAATATAGAAAACGGGTGTAGCGTCTGTAGATGGGAAATCTACATATACATCTGGTTTCCATGAGTGCATTGATATATTTGTATCTACATTTTCCCATCTTGATGGAGTCTTTTGTATCTTTTTGCGCTGCGCTTTAAAGTATTTAGAGATCAAAAAGTTTGAAGCTGGTCGAGAACTAAATGTAATTGTTACCCTACCATTATTCTCATCATTTGCTAGATAAAAATCTCCAGCCGTTGGATTAGTTGATATTATATAAAAATCTGGGTTTTTTGCTAATATTTGATATCCAGTTTCAATATCTGCTCTAACAGACTTATCTTCTATTAAAACTTCATTAAGAACTGTAGCTTTACTGTCAGTAAGAATCGAAGGTGTCGCTGCGCTAGTCTGGCTTGTAAAGGTTATTTTTTCTTCTGGAATTATAAAACCTGAAGAGTCTAATAAATTTGTTATTTTAAGAACATAATCTGTGTTTGGCTGTAATACTATATCCCAATATAAAGTTAAAGTTCTACTAATCTGATTATAGTCAGTTATTGTATTTATTACCTTAAATGGAGAAACTAGTTGAACTGGTGTTGCGGTATCTGTATTTACAGTAAAATTGGCATCTACTATCGAAGATATCTTAATAGTTCTTCCAAACTTAATGTTAACTGTATTTACTGTTACAGTTGCATTATCAATCAAATATAGTGCCACTTTACACACTCCATAATACGCATCTATTTTAATAGTAACAAATTAATGCAATTAATAGCATAGGGGACGGTAGATTTATTCCACCGTCCCCTAGCTTTAGGGCTAATTCGTAACTATAGCAACCCTAAGGTTTATCAGCTCAAAGCTACGTCGTTTGTAACCTGAACTTCGTAGTTGCGGCTGAGTCTTACGTTCTTAGCAACAGTGATACCTTCACCATCACCTAACATTACGATATCATACCGCTCCTTCATTTTAAGTGAGCGAATGTCACGACTTGGATCATCAAACTGATCTGTACTCATATCATCCTTCACTAGAAGTGAGCCGACCTCATTGCGATCAATGAGGAAGAGGTCTGACTTAGCAGCTGTTGCGCCACTCTTAGCAGTAAAGCTAACGAATGGTGAAACAAGCACATTGAGACCCATGGGTGCTGTTGCATTTAGAGCGCCTTCGGCTGACTGAGGACGATATCCCCAGCTACTTCCAACACCTGAAGCTGCACCACCGGCGTGGAAAATAGCGTCCTTAAGGAACACTGACCACATCAAGGGGTGTAGGATAAAGTCTGTTGGAATATGGTTTTCAGCCATAAGAACAGCAGCCATGTCAATGATGTCATCCCATGTCACGGTCTTGTTGGCTGTGCCATCAATGTCGCGACCTGTGGTGTCATCGTATGAACCGCTATCGTTATCAAATACGATAGTAGCTGCGTCTTTGAATCGGCTAAGTGCAATTTGCTCTTTCAAACGAGCCATGGCACGCCCAGCTGCACGAACATGTAGGCCAACAATGTCCCAAAGTGAATCGGCAATTACCTCTTCTGTAAAGGCGAGCTTAACGCCCTTCTTTGAAACTTTGCCCTCTACCTGCTTTGCAAATGCGAGTGCTTGCTCTGGATACTCTTGTCCTTCTGGGATCTCTGCTGCTTGGATTGCATTGACTGCTGGGAACTCCAAAGAGCGCCCCTTGCCGAGGCGAACTGTAGAGAGAAGCGGCGTAACCAGCAATTGTGGCTCCGCAGCCTCACGCAGAGTGCGAGAGAGAACCTTGGGGAAAAGGGCAGCTGCATCAGAAGATGCAAATGCTTCCTTAATGGTTACTCTATTATCTGCGTCTATATACCCGTCCTCAGTCAGTGCAGCCTCCCAAGCTGGGAGACCCGAGAGGAGCTCTTGGATTGTCTTACTCATCTTAGGATTATTCCTCCTGTGCTATTGTTTTCTATTTATCAGAGTGTCAAATTAACGCGGAATGCGCCAATGACATTATTTACGTCCAGGTTCGCCCGAATGCCAAGCTTACCGCTAAAAGTACCGGCACGAGTAAGCTCGTAAACAGTCTTTAAAGCGCCTGGATCTGATGGAAGCTGCATGTAGCTAAGGAGGCCGTCATCAAAGTTTGTAGCAAACTTCTCTACTTCGACAACCTTACCAACTTGCAAGTATGCGTAGGCAGCTGAGCTATCATAGAAGTCAGTTGCTGCAGCCAATACTGGGCGTCCCATAACATCGGAGCGAACGACGGAACCAACTGTTACGTCATTGTTCAATCCGCTAACCATGGGATACTCTACATAACCATGCGTAATAAAGCCAGCACCCTGAGATGTGCCCTTATCGAATGGTCTGTAAAGATCATACTGTGCGCAACCAATTGGAATTGAGCGAGCAGGGACTGAAATTGTGTCAGTAGCTCCTGAGCTATAGTTTGGTGTTGCACCGTCTAGCGGATCCCAAGTTGTGGGCATTGAATCGCCCCAGGACTTGCTTGAGCTAGTTCCGTTAGCGGGAACTACTCTTGCGTCGCCATTGGAATCAGCTACGACTGAAAGAATGGTACCCTTAGGAATGACAATCTCAAAGCGATCATCTTCACTATCTAAATACCAAGTTGGAAGACCTGGATGTGGAAGCAAGTAGGCTGCGGGAGCAACTCCCTCAGAAACTACAAACCTTCCAGCACCAGTCTTACTATGTACCTTGCGGAATTTTGCTAAACTCATTGTTTATTCTCCTTAACTTATCAGAGTTTACGTCTACCCATTAGGGCATCAACTAAAACTTGCTCGAAAGAATCGGCAACTGGTGCAGTTTGTTCAACTACATCCTCTTTGCCAACTGTTAATACATTTTCTTCAGCTTCTGTAACTTCAGCTTCTGAGGTAACCTGTGGCATACCTATAAAGTTTGAAATTCTTTTAGCTAATTTCACCGGTGTTTTAGCTAGATCTCTAAGAGTATCTGCCAATGATGAAGCTGTTCTAGCTACGTGGTCAGCAATTAGCTTTTCACGGTCCTCAACTTGCTCATAGCCAAGTGCAATCTTTGTATCAACAACTCTTTCAACAAGAGTCATGTGCAATGCGCCCTTTAGGCGTGCATTTTCTTCTTCAAGAAGTTTTACCTTACCTTGTAGTTCTTCAGTAACATGCTCAATGCCAGCGTTTTCCGCACTGAGATCATTGGACTGATTCACTTCTTCTTGAACTTCATCATCGCTTTCGGATGATGCCTCTTCTGGCTTTTCAGCATTTTCGGAATCTACGTTATGTACTTCCGCCTCTTCTGAATCGTCAGATGAGTTCTCTTCAGCCTTATCTTCACTGACAGTTTCTTCTTCAGAAACGATAACCTCTTGACTATCTCCTTCGGAAGGAGTGTCAACAGTTTCTTGTGAAGTGGCTTCTTCAGAATCTTCTTTATTTGTAGCGGCTGCTATATTTGACAAATCCTCGCTCAAGCCAGCAGCTACAGCTAGGATATCTTCATCCTTAGTAACTTCATCCATGCTATGGGTCTCCTCAGAATCTATTATTTTTGAATCTTCATTACATAGTAATGATTTTGTATTATTATTATCATTTTCACTTTCATGTAGAGCTAAAGCCGTCAAGAAAGCGCCCTTTAAGTGTAGGTAAATAGGTTTGGATTCTTTCTTTTTCATTTCTTTCAGAATTGATTTATTTTCAGTAATTGAAAATATATCTTCATTATCCATACTTAAAACAAACGCAGAACTTTTAGCGACCCAATTATCAGAATTACTTACTTCAGCAGAACCAGAACCAACCTTAGTCGTACGAACTCCAGATTTTTGATCTGCTGGTTGGTTTACGAAAGAATATTCTTTAAAGGAGATGTCTTGCATATCGATATATGCTAATTTGCCTTTGTAAACTTGACCCCGTTTAAACTTTGCAGGCTGTGGTCTTCCGGATGCATCTTCGCGAGCTAGATCATTTCCTGTTATTGAACAGACCGCTTTGCCAGCTCTACCACCAACAGATCCTGTTAGATATCTTTTATCTAAAACTTTTTGTGCAGCGACTGGATCTGTTATTGCGATTTGCAAACGTACATACATCGATCCATCATTTTCCTTATCCATCTTTGCAGCGATAACACGACCCATTGGCTCAGTGTTCATATCATGATTTAATATAATTGGCTTTGGATATGGCTCAACCCAAGACTGCAGCGCCTTCTCTAACTCTTCAGCTGAATAGTTGTTGTAATTAGAAGTTAATCCCTCATGTATTGCTGCCACTTCAATGATCAGACCATGTTTGGAATTAAAGGATTCAGAAAAATTTAAGTCCATTTTACTGAAATCGGGCATTTGGATTGTAAAGTTTTCTACAAAATCAAAAGACATTTTGTTTTCCTTTATAAAGTAATTCTCTTTTAATAGTAAGTTTATTTTTATGACATTGAACAAATTTATATGAATTTATCAAACCTTAAATAGTTTTATACTAATTCATACTCCTTTAATCTATTGTCTCCATTTTTTAAAAAATCTGAATACATAATTGGCGACATTATATGAGGGGCATACAGGTATGAGGCGGAAAATAAATTATAATTTTTCTGCTTACAATTTAATGACCAACCAACATCTTCGCCCTGTTCATGAATATTATATCTCACATTTTTATAAACATTTTTACTCATCATTTTTGCTGCCATAATAATATCAGATTGAAAGTACGTACCGAGTGGGTAATGTTCTTTTCTATAAGCTTTTCCTGGCACATCGTCTCTCCAAGTCATAACGCTTGGAAACTGTTTGCCCATTGGTGTCATAAACATTAATGGACTAACAGCATCGGCGCCTTGTTTTATGTGCGCTATTAATAATTCTAATGTGTTGGGATTTTCTATTAAAATATCAGAGTCTAAACTGAAATAATATTCTGGTTCTATTTCTGTAACTCTATCCAAAATATGATTTCTAAGTTTTGACATATTTTCATATTTTGAAATTGTCCACTGTCGTCCATTATTTTGATGTTCAAAATGAGGAGTATCATCTCTAATAACTATCTCAAAATGAGCTATACTTTTATCATATTTTCTCCAAGTATCTAAAATACTTAGTGTTTTATCATCACTTGATGAAGTTTCAAAGATAAAGCCAATCTCTTCAGTCGAAACTGATTGACTCTTAACACATTTAATCCAGTGATTCAATATCCAATCTCTTTTATAGATTGGACAACCAATAATTAATTTCATACCTTTACTTTATCTTCAGTCTTTTCTTTGGTTACTTTTATTTCCTGCTTAGTCTCCAAATCTATATCAACTTGTTCTTTAGAAACTGTCAAAGTGGGTTCAACTTTAACTGGAGAAAGTTCTTCTATTCTACATTCTAACTCTTCTATTTTTTCAACTAAAGTATTGACAATGTCAACTAAAACTTGTAAAGATAGTCTTGTCTGACCATTTGCTACGGTCATATTAAATGCTTCTACTGCATCATCTGTTCTAGCATAAGACTTTAGGGCCTCAGTGGTAATTTCAATATCAAAAGACATTATTTATCGCTTTCCTTCTTTTCATCAATGTAGACTATATTATAGTCCTTTTCTAAAAGATTTTCAATTACAGATAGAGATTCTAGATCTGATCTTCTAATATTTGGAGAATTATTTCTCCCCTGCTGATTTGCTGGACGTGTTGCATTACCAACCCCACGTCTATTACTTTTTAGATTTCTTTGTCCTTGTGCGGCAGGTGCTTGCTTATCACCATCTTTTACAACATCTTTCATTTGAGATTTAGCTACTATATCTGCTTGATTTTTTGCTATATCCATTTGGACATCAGCCTGTATGCTAGCAAAGAAGTCGTCAATTTCATATTCTGGATCTATACCCAATTCAATTCTAGCCTCAGTAAGTCCAATTATATTATTTACATATTTTTGAATTATATGAGTTTCTTTTTTAACTTGAGTATCGACGTCTATCTCGTTAAATTTAAAATAACATCTATCAGATATTCCATCTTCCATTGGATTAGTTATTGGGTCAAAACCACCCTCAAGTAATAATTCATTGAATATATTAACTCTTACCATCTCAGCAAATAGTTTTTGATATTGCTTTATCTTATCGTATAAAGCTGTATCTAAACGATCTGTAACAGATCTATTACCGCCGTTCATCATCATTCCTAAATGATGTGGAGCTACACCCAAACCAACTGCAACTCTTTCTTTAAAGTGCTCTAAGTACTTTGATGCATCTAGTCCCGCATTACCAGAATTAACAACGTCAATATCATGTCTATGCGGAATTATTAGACCACCTTCTGCTCGCATATTCTCTATCTCGCTAGCAGCTTTATCAATTTCATCTGGTTCAGCTGGTTGTTCGGGTGTGCCAATTTTATATTTGTACAATGGAAACAATTCTCTATGAACAAGATTTTGAATATCTTCTTCCATTTGTCGTAAAGCTATAATATCATCAAGTACTGAGCTTAAAAATGGTGTACCAAAAGCTCGACCAGTTTTTCTATCAATGTGCATGTGCACTACTCTGTCAGCTGTCCAAACTGGATCTCTTTCAGTTGGTGAATAGGTTAGCGGATCTGTTGCTTGCTGATAAGACTTTGGCCTATTAAACTTGTCTCTTAAAATTCTAACTTGTTCAGTTGGAATTAAATAATATCCAACAACAGGCTGACCACCATTCATTGAGTTTAATGTTCGTGGAAAATAGTCAGAAATATCACCCCTAGCCTTAACTATGAAGGCATTTGCGTATTTAAATAGCTGGTCTGATATTTCAGTTAAGAAATCTAAAAATGGCCTTTTCATTGCCATTTCCATAAAATCTATTCTTTCATAGAGATATGCTACAGCCTCTGGATTCTCTCCAGCAATTTTCCAGCCCTCTTTCCAAAAGAGTTCCTTGTATTTAAATAAAGCTTGTTTAACATAGGAGTCGGTATCGGATGCCTGCATAATACGATCAAAGTCATAAGGTGCAGGTTCAAAAGTTGCTCTTGTATTGTAATAATATGTAGTACCCTGAAAACCAAGTGCTAACGCAGCAACTTTCATTACCTTGCTTATGGATTTAATCTCCTCAGAATCAAGAGCCTTAGCTACAACATTGTTAGAGGATTGATTTATTTGCCTGAACGGCAAAAAGTCTAATACGGCCATTTTTTCTCCAAATTAAAAAGTCTAACAAAATAGTACTTAATTTAGCCAGTTTTTATAACTAGTTGTTTTGCTGTAAGTTGCCCTTTTCAAAGGCGTTCTTAATAACTAAGTCTTTTACTGACTCCAGCCAAAATACTGTTTCTGCTTCATTAAAATCACTTCTATATTGAAGATTAGCGTCTGAAATTTTAATTTCAATTACAAATTCTTTAGCTTCTACTGGAACAGTTGCTTTAGTTTCTTCTATTGTTTCTTCTGACATTTTATTTACCTCATTCAAAATTATCTAATTGTTTTTTATCTTCTTGCTTTTTATTTTGTTTTGTAGCTCTAACGACTTCCATCATTTTTTCCATTTCACCTTTTAATTGTTTAATTGTAGCTTCTTTTATAACAACTTCTGTTATAAGTGAAGCTAATCTTTCATTAAAGGTTTGAACTAAAATATTTACATCTAAATCATTCATATTTTTACTCTTTTCTATTTATACATTATAGCATCTGATTTACTTTATCATCAACAAATTGCCATATTTTTTTTTGCTCATTCCAGGAATATAAATAATATTTTTTATTTTTTATCCATTTTTTAGATATTTTATCCCAAACAAATTTAGTTTCTGGTTGAATTGGATGAGGTATTGGTGCTTGCCACTTATTTTCGATAGAATTCCATATCCATGAATCATATGGTTTATTCCTTGGATCGGTGTATATATTATTCTTTACATTTTTCTTTTGGTAAATATTTATCTTTCCATTTACATTCTTCCTACAGCGATATATCCAAGACGTACTTTCGATAGCTTCTTTAACTTCTTTGTAAGATAGTTCTTGTATTTGTGTTGCTTTTTTATAATTTTCACTTAAAAGATTTAATGGAGTATTTTGATTAATATACGCAAAAAAATATATATAGTTTGTCTGTTTATCTGTTTCGGAAAAAAATGGAGATATATCCATAACTTCTAATAACAGTTGTTCCCAATTTTCAAGAACATAATCATATAATGGTTTTGATAATATTTTTATATATCTCATATTTTACTCTAAAACATTGTGACTATAAGAAATTTGAACTTCATATATCGTTGCATAATAACCATAAGCTGTTGCAATTCTTGGAACTGATAAGGCCACATTAAAATAACTTTGCCCTAGGTAAGCGTCGTATAAGGGGGTAATTTGACTTGGTATTGAAAAATCTTTTGTCTCGTCAGCGGTGAATGCTAGTGAACCCAAACTTGTTCCATTTATTGATGCAGTAATTGTTCTAGCCTGACCTCCATTTTTAATTCTTAAATGATTTGATCCACTAATCATTCTTGAATTTGTGTAGGTACTTTTTGGCTGAAATAAAACATTTAAAGTTTCTGATCCAGCGCCTTTTGGGGTATAAGTTTTATAATATCTAGTTAATGTACCATTAACTAGTCTTGCATTTGGAAATGCAGTTCCAGAATCTGAGAACGCAATATTTGTAATATTTCCATTAGAGTTTGTTGTAACAGAAAAAGGTGCTTGTTTTGTTTTATTTGTACTAAATGAACCAATCTGCGCGTATGCATTAAGGAAAATAGTTGGATTAGCTTCGTTTCCTGTTAGAACTGCGGTACTTAAAAAAAATGTTTTTCTATAAAAAATAACACCTGGTTCTGGAGAATATGTATCAACTCCACCTATAGTCCTAGATCCATCTATATTTAAACCGCTAAAACCGCTTAATGTAACTGTAGTACCAGCTCCAAATGGAACATCTGATAGAAAGTACAAAGTTACAGCTCTTCCAAAACTTGTATTTCTAGTCCAAACTCTTACTGAAGTATATCTTACATTCGTAACTCCACTTAGCTGTGCTTCATCTGCTACTCCACCAGTAAAGGCTGTAGTTGGAGTTACCACCAATACACCAAGCCCTCGTGCTGCGTTTACTACTGTTCTTGCTTCTGAGTCATTAGTTATTGATGCCCAAGGATAGGATAACCATTGATCATCAAAGTTGTTATTTGATGCGTTTGATTTTGGCCAATCTGGTGTGAATTCAGAACTAGCTATTATTACACCAGATGAAAGATGATCAGTATTATTAGAGGAAACAAAACCAGTACTTTTTACCACTGTTTTTAAAGTTGTTATATTTGTGGAGTACGCACTCCAACCTGAATTTTTACTAATTGTAGAATATACTGTTCTTGCCCTACATCGATATGTTGTGCCCGATGTAAGATTTGCAAATGTTACCTGCTTAGCTTGATCGCTATCATTTGCTGTTAAATTAGTACTATTTTCACTTGCGACATAATACCAAGTACTAAATATGTCTAATGCCTCTAATTCAAATTCAATGTAAGTAGTGCTTGCATTAGTGCTATAGTTTGCATTTGATGTTGCTTCAAAGTTAAGTGCATTTTGGCCTCTACTAGTATTTGTGGGAGTAGTTGGAGTTGTAATTGTATAAGCTGATGTTGTTACAGTTACACTAACAGTTTCACTGCTTTCTATAAATGTTCCATCTTCTGCGTAAAAATTTGTATAACAATAGAAAGTGTAAGATGTATTATCTGTTAGTCCTGAAAAAGTAAATGTTTGATCGATGCTACTACTAGTCGGTGAATTTTCTGCGAGGGGAAAAGCTTGCACTGTTCCTAAATCAGTACCCCTGTAAACAATTACTCTTTTTCTTTCTGGATTTGAAGTTTGAACTCTTACTGTTACTGAGGTAAATGTTTTAGAGGATGAAGTTATAGTTGGATTAGTTGCTCCACTAAATCTTTGATAAAATGTAGTCCAATCATTTGCTCCTGCACCTGTTTTAATTTCGCCTTTATTAACATTAACCCAATCATTTGCTCCTGCACCTGTTTTAATTTGTGGATTAGTTACAGTTGACCAATCATTAGCTCCAGCGCCTGTTTTAATTTGTATAGTCATAATAAAATCCTACGATAGATATATGTCACCAATGGCACCACCGTTTGGTCTACCGCCACCATACTGGATATTTCTTATAAACATAGATTGCAATCCTCCACCTGAACTTGAAGTTCCTGAACCATAACCACCTATAAGTGGGGTTATAATCCTTGAAGAAAACCATGCCCAACCACCAGGTGCAATTGCGCTCAAAGAAGATCCAGAACCATTGTATAAAGCTCCACTTAATGCACCACTCCCATTCTGATCTACAATTCCTATATTCCATCCACCTAGTGT